GGACGCCATTTAGGGAACTTCTTGTCAGACTTTGTCGTAAGAACCTTTAACTCTACCCAGAAGTCCTTGCCATTCAAGCAACCGTTGAGATCAGGCACTCCTGGGCTTGCCCATGACTCCATCCTTACCCAATGGACTCCAGTGTGGCGTGTTCCGTCCCGTAGGGCTTTCCATAATTTAGACTCAGGTTTCGGTGTTGGCATTTGGATGAACTTCTATTTCTGTGAAGTCGGCGTCTACAGGCTCTGTTGCCTGAACCAGTTGCGGGAACTCTTCTTGGATGCGGCGTATTTCTAGCATAACCTCATCACGATTCATTTGATCTATTTTACCCATGAGGATTTCTTTGCGGTCAATGTAAAGTCCGGCGGCTTGGCCTCGTGACTTTTCAGCCGTGACTGCGGCGGCGTAGTTTCCATTCTGTAGGGCTTGGTCGCGTATCTCAGCGAGCTTCTTAACATGGCTTTCAAAACTGACCTCATACTTGTGCTGAAGTTCTACTTTGATTTCGCGCACCCTTTCCAAAACTTGGGGGTAGTCGCGTCCATTCAACATACGGCTGGCGATGGCGTGTGCGTTAGACTCTGCGTAGCCAGCACGAAGAGCGGCTTCGGTTTGCGTGACCTCTTCAGTTGCATAAATCATTGCAAACTTTTCCTGCATCGGGGTGAGGCCAGTTTCCACCCGAGGGTTCGCAACGACGTCTAGTTTATTCTTATGTGTAACTTTCGCTTTCGGCATAACAACAGTCTACTTTTCTATAATAGAACCTACAATAGAAATCGACTCTTTTCAAAAAGTGCAATCTCCAGACTCGCGTAGGGGCTCAAAGTTTATACCTCACTATCGATTTAATCACAATAACCCTTTGAAATATAATGATAGCCAGATATCGTATATTGTAATATCGGATCGATCACTTCACCTCCGATTTCATTTTGGTTACTATTTAGAAAAGTGGAAGAATATCGATGGTCAGAGGTTTATGGACATTGCCGCGTGGATAAAAGGCCACCGTTTTGTGATGATGGCCTTTGTTGATTAGATGAGTAGCAGTGCTATGGTGAGGATGATAAATGTTTCCATGATTACCACCAGCAGTGATAGATGACTTTTTGCCCTTCAGCCAGAGCTTCTTTAGCGGCTTTGATAAAGGCTTCGTCGTCATCGTGGTAGAGGTCCATGCGTTCTACTTGTTGTTCGTGGCCGTAGAAGAAGTGACCATTGCTGTGGTTTTGACCGTAGGAGTTTTGCCAAGCTCTTTCTAATTTGTTTATGTCGTTTTGAGTGAGCTCCATATCTTGGCAGTTGAGTTCCAGTTTACCACGACCAGTTTTTTCCACCCATATTTCCTCCATAAAGTCTTGGAGCCGACTGTGCTTGCGCCAGTAGAAGTCTTGCTCGGCGATTTTAGCGGTGAAGGAATTACCTTGGTCATCGGTGCGTTGTTCTTCGCGCGGATTAATAAAAGCGTATTGATCAAGTCCCATTGTTACCTCCGTTAGTTAGATGGGTTAGTTTCAATAAGTTCGGCTTCGCCGTATTCCACGCACTCGTTACAAGCGGTGGCTTCGTCACCGAAGAGGTCAACGAGCAGTTCGCACTCCTCGCAACCGTCAACAGGTTTCGCGTAAAATGTTTTGGACATAGCAACCTCCTACATACCCATTTCGGCTTCGGCACGATGCCAAGCGCGTTCTTCAGCGATAGGTGCAATCACCGCACGGCATTTGCGAAGCGCACCCTCTAATGTAGATGCGCGGCCAATAAGAGCGGCAAGCTCGTTATCGGTGTAGCACTCTACGATGATATCCCAAGCATCTTCAGCGTAGTGCTGAGTGGCGTAGGATTTAACTTGGTTGAGCAATGATGTCATTGTTACCTCCGTTGGTTGATCACTGCCGCATTGCGGCATTACCCTATAATAAGGTGTGACTTTTTTGGAAGGTGCATTATTTGTTCGTCTTGACAATTTTGTTACCAGTTGGTGCAGAGCAGGACGATGAGTATAAATATTACACCTAGAAGACCAAGTAATATCATCGTAAATGAAACCCCACAATGCGGAGCTCATTGGGATCAATGAAATGCACCCAGCCCTCAGTCCAATCATCTTTTGTATATGGCTCCCAATCATCACTGCGGTCACGGTTGAGTTCAAACAACATATCACTGAGCGACCATACAAACTGTCGCCCAGCACTATCTTGAAGAATGTAACATGGTTCTTGCATATTCTACCTCCGTTAAAGAAAAGTGGGTGGGGGGATAATGCCCCCACCCGATTGAGTTATAGGTTCTATACCCTTTTGGTATAGATCTTGTCGTAGTCGGACAATGGCTGTTCATCGCTATCATCCTTTACCTCTATGTTGAAGCATACCTTCACAATACCCCCGTCCTCATCGGCAATGAACCAATCCTCACGGCTAGGGTATAGTCTCTCTAATGATTGCAGTAATTCATATCTAGTCATCGTCATTTCCTGCTCCGTTTGCTCCATGCGGCGAGGTCTTCGCCGACTTTGCTGATGTAATCTAGGATAGCCTGATAATCAGTATCATCCTGCCCATACGCATAAAACCGCTCGTTAATGTGCAGGATGTCATTATCATCAAGCATTGCATCAATGAACATATAATGGGAATCGTAACCTGTTTCACTTGGAACAGGTATAAGGGTGACTACCATAAACCGAGTGTCAATTACATCAACGGACACTACATTTTCAGCCAGCACAGGGTCACCTTGGAAACGCCCCTGCATTGCCGACTGCACTTGTTGTAAGAAATCTGTAGCCATTTCTACCTCCTCCCGATTGAGTTATGCGGCGCGTTGCTCCGCTATTTCACCGATGTAACTAAGGATTGCCCTTTGGTGAGAGGGATGCTCAGCATGGATAATCTTGCGGCAAAAGTCAAAACCATCACTATCGTATGCACCATGTATCATCAGGTAATGTGATATAGTGCCTACCTCTTGTGGTATTTGTATTTCACTGACGACAATATATTCATCGTCCCATACATCAACTGATGCAACATTTTCGGTCAGCACAGGGTCGTGCATAAAAACGCCTTCCATGACGGATTGCACTTGTTGTAAGAACTTAGTAGCCATTGCTACCTCCTTTGGTTGAATCGTAGCCACCATTGGCTACCCCTATATAATAAGGTGTGAGGGTTTGGGAGGTTGGTCTTTTACTTCGCGATGACAAAAAAGGCGGCCACCGAAGTGACCGCCAGTTAAGGGAGGAAATATATGTTTGCGTAAGTCTTCTTACTTGATTATCGTTACGCATCTTATCCAATCCTGCAAGCATCAATTTGACGATTCCAAAAACCCGTTTGGCTCCAATGCTTTAAGGAGGATGTTCCGTGCTCGTTCGGCCGTCACTTCATCAATCCAGACTTCAATCTCGTCTGGCTCCATCGCTAAATGTGCTAATTTCGTAGCGCAAGTGCGAGCATCAATCTCACCTTCGATGAATTGGTGTTGGACTTCTTCCTGCTGGTCCATCAGCCATGCTTTGACTTTACCCATAATCAATCTCCTAATCCGTAAAGTAAATTGTGTAGTGATGCGGGTTTACTTTTATCCAGCTTCAACCTGTAACCATCCCAATCATAATAGCCGTGGATGGTGGGCATCTTGCCAGATGCCCCTTTGATTACCACCACTTCTTTGATTTGTGCTTCATCGTGATGCTCAAATAATTTTGCATCAAATGCTTTACGCAGATACCGAGCAATGTCGGAGATCCGTGGGTATATGGGCGTCAGCCATTGACCTTGACTGCCGTGCATATAGATTTGTGCGCTGTATCGTGCCATAACTCAATACTCCCTTGGTAGTAACATCGTGCCATCAATGAGGTAGAAGGTCCATTCCCCATCAAACGCATCGGTATAATCAACTTTGCGTTGCCAAAGAATATTACCGTTGCCATCATCGGCGGTGATGGTAGCCTGTTCGTTGGCTACCATCATTTTAATTACGATAAACTCTTCATGCTCTTGCAGATACAATACCTCGGTCGCGATAATATCGGCGAACCAATAGGCTCCCCCGCCACAGTTTTCAAGGAAATAC